AGATTATAATTTGTAGAACTTGAATCACTATTCAAAGTGAATACGATTGCACCGCCGCCGGTATCTGTATTTCTTGCAGATATAACTAATTTCAAATCTGTATAAGACTGTGGAATGGTTCCACCGCTACCCAAAGTGACGGTGGCAGTATTAGTTGTCAAAGTGACTGATTGAATCAAGGTATAAGTAGGATTTGCCATAATTATGCCGCCGCTATTCCATAGAGAGTAAAAGTCGAACCAGTATTGAAAGAATTACCAGTTTCGTCAATAATACTAATTGAAGTAATGGCCGCAGTAGAACGCCATAAATTGACAGTAACTCCAACCCAAGAATTTGAAGTGTCATTTGGTCTAGAAAGAACTGTTTTATAAGTTGTCGAATTAGAATAATTCATAAAATCTACTACACAAGTCCACAAGTTTGTTGAAGTTGGTTGTGGATCGATGGCACCTTGTGATTTATTAGTATTTCTTCCAGAAATAGCAGATGAACCGTTTCCAAATAAACGAGTATAAGAATAATTTGTTCCAGAATCCCCATTGGCTCGATAAGAAATATAAGAAGAACCGCTGACCATAGAAGCGTTGATAATCAATCTCAAATCAGTATAACTTTGCGGAATGGTTCCCCCGCTTCCTAAAGTTATTATTGTTGAGCTAGTTGTTATCGTAACAGATTGAATTGGTACATAAGTTGCGCCAGCGGTCATTTATTTCACCCCATAAAGTGCAAAAGAAGAATATTGAGTAAATAATGATGAATTCACCGGAACCAAAGTGAATGAATTTATTGCTGAAGTAGTAAGCCAAAAACCAGAAGAAAAATTGATTCTGGCACCCAAACCGCCAACAGTTCCATTTATATCAGTTGAACCAAACATTCTAATAGTTTTATTTTTGTTAGTATTTGAATAATCCAAAATATCACAAATAAATCCACCAAAAGTTCCACCAGTAGAAGTTCCAAAATTTCCTGATCCAGTAGATATCCGAGTCACTGAAGGAGAAGCTCCAGCGGTTACAGAAGAACCATCCCCATAAAAATAATGATAACCATAATTTGTTGAACTATCTGAGTTGAAAGTCAAATAACCTTCATCAATTCCATAGGTGCTTCTATTTGTTTGAACAAAACCACGAATTTGAAGATGAGTTAAAGTTTGCGGAATTGATGAAAAAGTAATTGTTGACGAACCGCTGGAACCAACAGTCACCGTCTGAATAGACTGAAAATTGCCCGTCACCAAAGCTGGCGAAAACAGGCCATAAGCCTGAGCTGAGGCGCTCGCTTTAGTAGTAATTAACGGAGACATAAGCTAGACCTTACGCGAATTTAGTCGCGGAGGCAAGAACGGTATAAGTAGCCGAAGCGGTCTTTAGGATAGTAAATACATAGGCGTCAATAGCCGAAGCGTCTCCGGCGCTAGGAGCAGAGCCGCCCTGCCACTTAGGGGTTACCGAAGTACCGTCAATATTAAAAGCCGTAGGGTAATAAGCCGTAGATCCGTTTGTATTAGCTACGGCAATAGTTACGGTCTGCCCCGTAGCGAGAACCGAGTTAAGAGTAGTCGTAGAGTTTCCACGGAAGTTAAGCGTAAAGTTAGCCGTAGCCGCGGTAGTAAACCACCAAGCGGTCGAGGTAACGATGTCTATATTCTGCGAGCTAGCGATAGCCGTACCAACGATATTCGCGGTTTCGAGAAGTCCCGTTACGGCGTAGTTAGTAGCGACTCCGGCGATAGGCGAAGTAGCTTTTACGCGGTTATCGGTGATATTCGCGGTAACGATAGAAGTAACGCCCGCGCCTACTGCGATAGTAGCTAGGAGAAGCGAGTTAGCGGGAGTCGAAGGAGCTACCGGAGAGGCGGCAGGGGTTCCCGCGATTACCTGAAAAGTGACATTGTTCAGCGATCCTGTGTAGTAAGCATCATTGACGGTCACGACCACGATGTCAATGCGTGGGTTCGATGGGTTAGCGGTGGAAACGGTGAGGGTTGTCGTGGCATCGTTATAGGCCATGTATGTGCCCATGTTGGACTGCGTTGTTCCAACGATTGCAGCCCAGCCAGAAGCGACAAGAACGGACATACCAGCAGGAGAGTTCTGTGTAACCGCTAAATCGGTCGAGTTAATAATTCCAGAGGTTTTCCAGATTGTCTGGGTAGTTAGGCGGTCGTTTTCCGCAGGGTGGCTACCGTTTTGCAGCCAACTTGGGGGTGTGCGTAATGCCATTGCTTCTCCTTAGATGTACGCGTTGCGCCAAGTAATGGTCGCAGCCGTAGTGCCGATAAGTGTACCTGTTCCAGATAGGAAGAAAGAGTTATTACCCGGTGGAGCAGAGAACCAGTTTGAGCCGCCGTTAATCAAATTGCGGGCAGGGCTTCCGTTGAGGGTGATGAGTTTCTGATCTAGGTCAATGACGATGGTGTCAGTGTTTGCGTAAGTTCCTTGAATCGTAATGTAAGTGCCTTGCGTGTTATTACCAAGGGTCGGGTTAGTGATGGGGCCGTTGAGGGTTATGACAGGGTATGTGGTTGCCCATCCTGCGTTATTGACGGTCGTTGTAAGGGTCGAGGAGCCGCCGCCATAGGAGAGGTTGTAGGTGCGGTTATATTGACGGCCCAGAGGGTTACCAACGGCGAGGGTTGCAGTCTGTAGTGTGTCATCGTAATAACGAGGGTCGGCGCAAAAGAATGTGTATTGCGAAGTAATGTAGCCGTAGGTGTAATTCGGATCAACAACGGTCTTGTTTGTGCGAACGCGAGCATTCAGGCGTTGCAAACCGCCGGCGGCGGAGAGCTGGAATTGCAGCGGGGTCGTGCCGCTGGTCTGGGGCAAGAGTGCGGCCTGTAATAAGTTGAAGTTAGCCTGAGCTGAATAGCCAGTGCTTGCGAAGGTGTTGATGGTGATGGTCACCGTGCGGCCTGAGAGAAAATCGTTGCCCGTGAACATACCGTCTGCATAGCCTCTGTTGTCATCCTGATTGCGGATATTGGGCAGCGATTCAAGCCCATCAACAGAGAGGATTTGATAAGGCGAGTTAGCTCCGCCGAATACGAAACCATTAAAGGCAAAGGAGTAGTAATTAAGCGAGGTAACGGTAGCCATTAGTAAGCCTTCCCTGCATTAAGTTTCGCGGCGATTCCCTGAGCCACTCCATAGGTGAGAGCGCCATAGGTAGCCGATGCGATGTCGCTCGCTGAAACAGGGGTCGAGATGTAGTTGTTCTGCGTGTAAGCAACCGCAGGGCCGCTTGATGCGGTCGTTGGCAAGGTCGCCGATCCTGAAAGATAAGGCGTTGCAACAGAGCCGGCGAGCGCCATGCTGCTCATCGAAACGCCCGTGCCATTGACCGCGGCCATGGAAGCTGCAACCGCTTCAAGCTTGGTCTGCAAATCGTTTAGCTTCGTAATGGTGGAGTCATGAAGCGCCGTGGCTGCTTGGTCAAAAGCCTGTTGCGATGCCGCGAGCGAATCCTGCAGGGTTTGCTGAGCCTTGGCCACGGAGTCGTTGTAAGCCAGCTTGTTTTTAGCAAGAACATCGTTGAAAGCATCGGCTTGGGTTGCCATCGAAGCGTTAAGGTCTGTAGTGACTTTGTTGTATTGGTCAATAAGAGCCTGAGTTGCCAGATTGCCGCCCTGATTCATCTGATCCGCGAGACCGTTCAAGCCTGTTGTCGAAGCATCCTGCACCTGTGCAAATAGGTTCTGAATCTGCTCTGTTGTTCCGGGCTGAGCGTTGATAAGAGTCTGGGCCATTTGGTCACCCATGAGCGGGCCTTGTGCGACAACTTGCTGGATGAAGTTCTGCGAATATCCTAGGCCGGCGAGTTTGGAAGCATCAGTGGCAAGGGTTTTCATGGCGTTTAGCTGGCTCTGAAATGAGTCAATGAGCCCGCTAGTTGTTCCCGAGCTGAAAAATGACTTGCCAAGGTCTATCTTCGTGACATTTGCAAATTCATTGGTGAGCAGGGCCTCTGATTGCTGAACAATGGCCAGTTGCTTGTCTGCGGCATCTTGTTGCAGTTTGGCGATAGCGTCATTGTTCGCCGCAGCTGCCGCGAGGTTGGCCTGATCTAAAGTCTGTTGTGCTGCAGCCTGTGCCTGATTAAAAGTCAGGTTTGCCTTGGCTATTGCATCGTTGTGAGTCTGAACCAACTTTTCGTATTGTGTCTGATAATCGCGCAAGTCCACATTCATTTGGTCGTAGATAGACTTGACTTGCTTTTGCTCGTTCATCAACTCTGTGGTTTGTTTCTTTATTTCAGCAATAACGGCAGCGGCAGATTTCTTGGCTGCGGCTACTGCGGCTTTGCTAACATCTCCGCCAGCTACTTGACCGGCAACTCCTGTATCTCCGCCAGCGCTCGAAACCCCAGCCGTTGAGAGCTGATCCGCTAAAGACTTGCCACCAATAGAAATCTTTTTGTTGGCAAGGTCATCTAACCCTTGGCCAAACTTGCCGACAGATACAGCTGCTTCATCAACGCTTTTGCCCATTGCCTTAAAAGGAGCGCCGAGGACAGGAATCTTTGCCACGGTGTCAATAACTTTTGCAACCGCTCCGAGAAGGTAGCCAAATCCTTCAACAACAACTTTGAGAACATCAACGACTACTTTGCGGAATCCCTCGTGCGTATTCCACAAGCTGATGAGCTGGCGCTCCCAGTAGGTCATGTATTTGATGATGTCCGTGATGGCCGGAATAATAAACTTGGTAATAATCTCCAAGAATTTTGTCAGGATTGGCATAACAACAGCGCCGACCTTGACTGCTATGTCATCAAACTTAGCCTTTAGGACTTCCATCTCGCCGGCGAATGTGTGCGTATATCCAACAGCCTGCCCGCCGATTTTTCCATTTAACTCATCGAACGCCTTGGCGATTGCCTGATTTTTAGGCAGAGATGTATCAAGCGTGATGCCCAGCTCGCGGAACGCTTTAGCTGAGCCCGTTGTTCCTCGGGCCAAGGTAGCTGCAGCGGTTGCCAAATCCTCGTGCTTGTATCGCGCAAGGTCGGCAGCCATGCTCATCAGCTTTGTGGACTCTGTTGCGGATCCTGTTGCTGTGATTAAAGTGCCATAGGCCGACTCTGTTTGCGCGGTAGAGAAACCAAGTGTGGACATTTTGTCCGATGTTTTCTCGATTTCTTCGCGGTTAGCGGCTGTGTTTTGTTTTGCGTTATTAAGCGCGGTAGATAAACGCTCGGTCGCTACCTGTGTGTCTTGGATTGCTTTGATAGCATCCCGCAGCCCATCCTCAACAACCTGCATTCCCTGAGTCAAAAGGTTGCCACCAAAGACTCCGCCCATGACTG